AGACAACACCTTTATGAAGTAACCCTACAGGATTGAGGGGATTAGAAACCCCTGTATCTACAAGGGTTTAGAATGTGAAAAACCCTCTACGAGAGAGGGTTTGGAGGGAGGTCTAGGAGAGCCTAGAAAGGGTTACAGACCGACTAAAGCAGACGCTGGAGCGATCTGTATTCCCGAACCGAACAATCGGTTATATTCGTTGGTCATTTTATCTGATGGAGTTCCTTCGGTGGCGATACATTGACTGAACAATTTCACCTTTCCTTCGGTATAAGGCATGTATGGCATTAATGCTAGACCAACACCATCTTTTGTTTGTTGCATAAGAATAGTTGCTGGTGCTTCTATTGTATATCCAAGTCCAGTAATTTCTACTTTACCGATCAATTCTTCACCACTAATCAATTTAAATACTTTAATCTCTGTCATCTCAATCCTCTATAACAAGTTGTTCAATAAAATCTGCAGCAATGTTTTGGTCAGTAAAGAATGCAATTGATGTTCTTTCATAATCATAACAATGCTGTGCAACTACCATTACCTGTTTATTTTTGTAAACAGATATTTTTAATATCCAATCGCCACGACGAACTGTAACGAAAGATATCATGTTGGGTGATAGTTTGGCTTTCATACAAGTATTTAGGGAGAGCCGAAACTCTCCCTACTTGTACGATTACTGTTGGTTAGGTTTTGTTGGTGCTTTACCGTTTACCCAATCCCAATCATCATCTGTCATTGGGATCCAATTAGTCATAATCTTTTGAACCTGTCAGCTTTATGTTTTCTCATCATAATGAGACCTTCATATAGCCCACTGGTCACATCCTTACAAAGTTTCAGCAGCTTTGTCATATGCATCCTCTTGTAAGAATTGTTTTTGTCCCTTAGTTTTCACTGGAACTTTCTTTGCTTTTTGTTGTTCTGGAATCAATTGATCAAGAGCGATCTTTAGAACACCATTGAACAACTCAGCATCTTTAACTTCATACTGGTCACCGATTGCCCACGCACGAGTAAACGCACGCATGCCAATACCTTTGAACAGATAATCAGTATCTTCTGGATCTTTTGATTCAGAGTTACCCTTAACGATTAATTTACCACCATCAATGGTAATGTCGATTTCGTTTTGTGCGAAACCAGCTACAGCGATTTCAATCGTGTATGTATTACCGTTCTTGCGAACATTGAATGGAGGATAGTTAGGGATATTCTTAGTGAGGTCGTCATGCAATGCTTGCATCTTTGAGAATTGCTCATCAAAGCCAACGAAGACTTTATCAAAGTCTTTGAAGTGTTCACCAAAAATTGTTGGAATGAATTTTGAAACCATATTGTTTCTCCTATTAAGCGAGTTAAATTAAAATTGATACCCCGAAGGCATATCATTAATGCTGGTTACTGGTTCCAGCGACAGCTTATCGTACTGACAGCTTTACCAACGATTCGTAACTTAGTGGTCCTAAGGTGAATTCTTTATTACTTATTCATTACATACATTGTAACTTCAAAGCCAAATCTCATTTCTGTTGCTGATGGTTTTGTCCACATAATATTCTCCTTAATTAAGTTGTTGTCCATAGAGGACACTTATACTTATTACTGAGAGGACAAAAACCAACTAATGAAAATCATTAGTTTTACCTAATGGTATTTATGCTTTTTCAGCAGGTGCTTCAGCTGGAGCATTTTTTGCAGCTTCTGCTTCCATTGCTACAACTTGCGGTTCACCTTGCTGTTTAATTTTGTTAATAACAGATACTACTTCCTCAAATGGATGCTTACCCAATACACGAAGAATCATATTACACTCATCAACACTCAATTCAAGTTTAATCATTTTGATTTTTTTCCTATGTTATATTTTGGAACTAATTCCCACTGGTCTTTTTCTTTATAAGAGACTACCTTAATTTGAGACAAAGATGCCTTATTGTCTGCTTGCGTATTATTTAGTATCTTTAACAGATCCCAATCTTGAAGCAAACCAGCAATAGCGTTTCTTCTCTCAATATCGCCACTCGTGATGTTAGATTCTTTACCATCAAGAGCAAACAATTCTTTGAAGTGGACAATAAAGTATCTACCTTGCTTATGTAAAATATGGCAAGATTGATACAACTTGTTTTCTTTTCTGGAAGCGATCCCGATGCGGGTAAGTGTCTCACGAACCTTTAGAAAGTTGTCTGGTTCTGGTAGTATCACTTCAAGCATGGACTCAGCTGTCCAGTCGTAATAAATCAATTCGACAGTCATTATTTTCCACCTTTGTATAATTTTTCTTTTATCATAACTAAATGATCTTCCGTCAGTATACTTAGGGCATCAATTGCCTTAGAATCGGAATAACCAAAGTATTCTTTAACTAGTCGAAGAGACTCTGTTTCGGCATCTTTTTTGTGCCATTTCGAGAATCTTTTCTTCTTAGAGATACTATTTAGTAAAAAAGAAAACTGCCAGTCCACTGGAATAGATGAGTTACGATTCATCTCATTCGCATATAGAACTGTATCGGGAAAATAACCTAAACCCCTGTTAATGATAAAAGGAACATAGTCCTTCTTAGCCATCGGGTCTTCTGCTAAGAGATCTTTCTTTGTGAAATTGATTGCATTAATAAAGTCAAATGGTGTCATGATAAAAATCCAACTTCTTTAAGTATAGACTCGTGACACGCAAATCGTTTTCCAGGAAATCTTTCTACAAGAACTTTCTCTACAGCTTCCTTTGAAGATCCCTGTGCCATGAATTGTTTAGTATCTTTGTCGTAAACATATAACATATCATTATGTTTTTCGATAATGATATGGATCTGTTCTTCTTCTTGTTCTTCTACAAATTCTTGTATGTTCTGGAAGTGTTTTTCAACTTGAGTCTTGGCATGTTTTTCTCTAGCATTCCAACCAGATACTGCACCCATCATCCATACAATAAATGTAAATACTACTAGTAAGATAAGTTCCATGTTAGCCTCATTTGAATTTACACTGAGCCATAATCTCAGTGAGTGCTGCCATTATATTTAGTTCATGGTCAGCTACAAATGCTGCTTTATATTGGTAGTCTGCAAGGATAAGAACCAATTGTGGAACACTGTTTGGTTCAATTGTAGTTGCTGCACTATCGTATAGTTCACGGAATAGTGATGTAGTATCTGAGTCAGAGTTTTTAGAAACCCACTTACGGACTTCTGTGAAGTCTTTCTCTTTAAGAAGTTTAATCAAACCCTTAAATGATTCCTCAGACATATTGACGAGGATACCAGAATCAATTTTACCAGACACAGAGTATCGTTGAAGTTCATTTAGAATCCTACGGTAATCTGGAAAGTGTTTAGTGATTAGTTCGGCAACTACCTTAGGATCGAATTCAATCTGCTCTTGTTTGAGGATTGATACTGCTCGCTTAAAGAAGGTTGCAGCGATCTCCTGTTTGTCTTTGGAATCAATCTTAAACTCAACCACAGAACAACGACTGTGGATAGGTTCAATGATACGATTCTTAAAGTTACAAGTAAGAATAAATCGACAGTTGTTGGCAAACTCTTCAATGAATCCACGAAGTGCTGGCTGAGTCGAATTAGCATTAAGGTAATCTGCTTCATCGAGGATGACAACTTTCTTGGCATCTGTCAATGATATAGTGGAAGCAAATCCCTTAATCTTAGTGCGCAGAGTATCAATACCCGATTCTTCGGATCCGTTGATCATCATAAACTCTGCGCCAATTTCATTACAAAGTGCTTTAGCAATTGTAGTTTTACCTACACCTGCTGAACCAGTAAACAAGAAGTTAGGTAGTTCACCTTGCTCTACATACTGGCGGAAGGTATCTTTCAATGCCTGTGGCAAAACACAATCATCAATCTTTTGTGGACGATACTTCTCTACCCACAAAAACATTTCATCACGACTATCAATCATATATCACTCCAAACATAATAAAGGAACAAGAGGAGATTATACTCCTCTTTGTCTTAGAACTCAAATGTAGAATCAGCTTCTACTGCGACATAGTAAACTAAGTCAGTGTTTGGTGCTTTGAAACGAGAGATCTTCTTACTGGAGATTGACACTTGGTAATCACCTGGAAGCATCTTTAAGTTTTCTACTTTCAAGTTTACCTTAAAGACTTTATCAGTGTCACCGATTGCTTCACTGTAAGAGTTACCAGTGGCATTCTTCTTGTCTCCAACGACAGCAGTAACTTTGCTACCATCACCGACGATTGATACATCGGCTGCACGAAGGACTGAAGAAGTTTTCTTAATCATATCGAGCATTCCTGCAGACATGTTAAAGTTAATCTCTGCATCAGGGAAGGTGATTGCTTTCTGTGGTGCTACCAACACAGATGGATCTGCAGCAAAGAACTTGATATTCATGCTACCTTGTTTGATAGAAACATACTTGTCTTGGAATTCCAATTCAGGATCGTCAAAGAGAGACATCGCACCCAGAAACTCATTCAAGTCATAGATGGCAAAGTCAGGGAATGACTCAGTAGTTGTTGCGTCAGCCATCACATTCTTTTGTGCACTGATAGTTGCTAGTTTGTTTCCATTCTTAAGTAAAAGATTGCTGTTGATACCAGCAAAATTCTTAATAAGGGATACGGTTTCTTTAGATAATTTCATTAGGTTTCCTTTTTCAAATTGTACATTACTATGTATAAAACATTATACCTCAAAACGAGGCATTTGGCAAATTTATTTTGAGTATTTAACATCGTGTTCATATAAGAACATTAAGCAACACATTGCATGCGCCAAATGATTCTTACCAGT